CTGCCGGCACCACCTGTTGCCCCACTTCCTGTCAAGTACTTGGGGAGAGCGGAGGCTTCATCGGCCATTTGGCTGAACTTCTCATACACAGCCATGAGTTCCTGCACATTAGACTGTGGCTGGTAGAAGGTGACAGGGTCATCCCTGTTGTTACCAAGCGGGTCGTCAACTACATGCCATCGTTTCCACGGGTAGAGGGAGTTACCATCCTCCGTATCCGCCAGTCGATCGAGGTTAACGACAACTTGCGGGCCAGAACTGATAGACAGATTATTAACAATACTTCGCATTGTCGAGTTGCAGACAGAAGTGATATCCGCAAGGATGTCCGGTAGTCCATAGCCCCAGAGGGAGCCGGGGATCTTTTCGAAGCTCGAAAGGTAGTATTTCGGCCGCTGCGTGAGGCCCGGAGCGATTTGAACTTTGATCGCGTACCTGTCAACAATCCACGCATCAACGAAGTACTCTTGTTCTGGGTCATCAATCTCGTCCTCTCCAAACCCATGATCCAGCAGCATCTGTCCCTGTATGCAACCATGCCACTCAAGAGCGTCAATCAGCTGGCCACGGGAGGACTCCCAATGATCCCTGTCCTCAAGGACTTCCCTCTCCTCGTCAAACCAATCTCGCCAAGAACGTGTCTGTGTCTTGTCTTTGAAGTCCTTGAGAAGAGATCGAATAGCGTCTTCGTCGTATCCCGGAACACCAATAAGATTATACAGCTCTTGTCGAGAATACCTAACGTGTTCAATGACATACGTCTCATCCATGCTAGAAGCATCAGGAGTAAAGTACAGGTCCATCGGGCTGACACGGTCCCAGAATAGCTTGGGCGTTGTCTCTTGAGTCGCTACCCCGTTAACCCATCGGACCTTTGTTTTTTGTCTAACGACAGGTCCTTTGATACACGCAACGGGGAAAATCGGTAGGTCAATAAGGAATTCTTTGAGCGCTTGGTAAAATCCACCCTCAATCATCACATCATTGAGCTCTCGACTTGACTGCTTCGCTTCGTCAAGGGCCGTCCGGATAGCCGCTAACTGAGCCGACCCCATGAGTTGCTCCATACGATCGCGGACCATCTCATCAGTAATGGAGCTCCCCTGCCCCTGCATTGCTTGGACTTCAGTCTGAACCAGCCCAGCCACAGCTTCCTGTATATCTTCTGGCAACGTCGGTACTGGCGTTGGTAAGAGCTCCCACGGGGGCTCGGTTCCACTGAGATACAAGTCCCTGAGGACACTGGTAGCACCTCTACATTTAGTGGGGGTAACACGTGAGTACACTTCGGAACCCCCGAAGGACTTGATGTCACGCAGTTTGTTGGGGGAATACTCCCCGCGATAAGTGCGCTGGGCTTCGATGAGCCGCTGGGAAATACCGTTGACGTATCGGGCGTTGCGCGAATCATGGAATTCACGGCGGACAATAGCAACGACCCCTTCGTTCTCAAGGGATTGGTCGACTGTTTCTTCTCCGACAGCTTGCGCTGCTTCATAATCGGAGAGCTGTTGAGGTGATACTACCTGTAAAACGCCGGCCATGAGTTGTCCGTAGTGTGTTGCTACCACGGGCAATATCGTTTATAAACAAGCTCGTGTCAACAGTAATGACAAGGGTTTGACGACATGCGATGGCTCGGCTACAAAGCTTACTACTATGAGAGCCTGCCTATCGACACCCTTGACGCCTTCGACGTCCCTGAAAGAGACGGCGTTAAGACTGGTGGCATGAGCGCAAAAATGTTTTTGAAGTTGGTTTCCAGCATCGAAAAGAAGGGTTTAACCAATCCAATTATCGTTGAACACGGACGCCGCTTAAAAGTTGCAATGGGGAATAATAGAGTTTGGGCTATGAAACATCTCGGTCATACGCACATACCAGTTGTCCTGTTCGCAAGGGAGGTTAGCCGCCCCGACGGTGGTGAACTCATCCCAACTAAATTCCTTGAATCCCGCATGAAAAAAATACATCCCGGTGACAACACTTGGATTCACAGTCAAGCTGCGCGGATGATACGCAAGTCATGTAGGCAGGAAGTTGAGTAGTGGGCATACAACGTGCACAGCGTTCAGCGACACTACGCGCACGAACATATTCAGAATTGCGAGCTCTCGAAGTTCCAATTCACAACGACTTAGCATCAGTGCTGGTTGGCACGGAGGAGGGTTGGTTTGTTTTCGATGACACTAATGCCGCTTCTGATGACGCAGTTGATGTTATCAAGCCAACAGACGCTACCCCCGGTTCTTGGTTACGAACTGACTTCGGGGTGGAAAAGATGAAAAACGCTCAGCAAGTAGATGAACAAGACGACGGCGATACGCTGTATATCGGTGACGCTCTCCCCGGTACAGTTACCAGTACTGCTACGTGGAGCATCAAGAAGATTGTTTTTACAGTAGATGGCGGTGGTAATACTGACGCCGCAACTACATGGGCCGATGGCAATAGCAATCGGGACAACATCTGGGACAACCACCTCGCGTTGAGTTATAGCTGATGGCTGTTGCGACTTATGCTACTGATCTCGCACTAATCGAAGATGCAGAGGATGTCGCGAACTATGGTCATGTAAACATCACAGGGGCCGGTGGTGCTGGTTTGGCGGATGAAACAGATTACTTCATCGAGGGCCTTCAGTGCATCTCCAAAGCTGGCTGGACTGCTGATACAAAAGGCATCATGCAGGACGTTGGAGGCACTGTAACGATTACTGCTGGTGATGCTGTCTTTGTTTGGCTCAAGCAGAACAACCGCAACCTGATGGATACGATTGCGGCTGGCGGGACGCAGGTTCTTATTGGCGATGGCCTTTCAGATTACGACCAGTTCTATGTGGACGGAGATGACTCCCCCGGTTCTGACTTAGCCGGTTGGCGTAACTATGCAGTTGATCCTACGCAAACAGCTTCTAATACTCAAGGCACTCCCACGACGACAGACTACGTTGGTGGCGCGTGGAAGATTCTTGGCTCAGGAGCACTAAAGGGCAACCCGAATGGTATAGACGTTGCGAGGCATGGCCGAGAACTACGGATCATTGACGGACAGGCAGCGGCCTACGGGACGTTCCTCGGCGCATCAGCGGATGATTCATCCTCGGCATGGGGCATACTTACCCCATCGCTGGAAGGTTACTTGTTCCACGGCGCATTCGTCATGGGACAGAGCGGCACGGCAGTAGACTTCCGTGACTCAGACAGAGTTATCAACGTACTCGATGACTTGTTTCTGCCGGCTGGATTCAATGAGTTCGTAATAGAGAACGCATCGTCCAACGTCGAGTGGACGAATATCATCATCAGTCACTTAGGTACGAATACTCCGTCCCTGCTGACGCTAGACGTTGGCACCTTCACTGGCTTGCTGTGTCAGTTCAATGGATTTGACACCACCACCTTTGCCTCTACTGGAGAGTGTACTAATTCTACATGGACAAGCTGCAATCAGATCATCCTCGGTGAAGCTGACATCTCAGGGTCAAGTATCCTGACATCAACAGTAGCGGCTGATACAGGTGCGGTATTCGATGATCGCACGACGACAGCGACAACTCCTATCATTGAGTTGAGCGGCTGCACATTTGTTCAAGGTACGAATGACCATCACGCAATAGACTTTGGTACAGGTGTCGACGATGACATTTCACTGACCAACATTGCGTTCAATGGGTTCGATGATACCGCTGGTGAAGACCAACCCGGTGCAGCTCTGCGATTCCTTGCGACAGGAGGCTCACTAACTTGTAGCGTTACCGGTTGTACTGTTGATGGAGTACCTGCCACAGCTGCAAACTTTTTCAAAGACGATGCAGCTGGTATCGCGGTTACTCTAGTGTTCGATACCATTACATTAGAAGTAACTGTTCTGGATGCTACTGATGACACGCCTCTTACAACGGCGAAGGTTCATCTATTAAAAGACTCGGACAAGAGCGTTTTGATGACTGGTGCAGTAAACGGCAGTGGCGTCCTTTCAACTTCAATACCCTATGATGCGGATACTGATGTTGTTGGGTGGGCGCGAGAACATGACATGATCGGAACAGATTACACACAGCAAGACTTTTCAGGTGAATACACAATAAACGGATTTTTCATAACTATCAGGCTCGAACCTGCTGAATAACAGAGGACGTTAAGATGACTGTCTATGACAGAGATTATGCAACACCCGCAGATGCGGTCACGGCTTGGTTAGCGCAGTATGCAATCGCAGCCGATGGCAGCATTACGCACGACACGGGTACAGATACCTTTCATGTTTGGTGGCTACATCGAGCGTTGCAGAAAAAGGTCTGGGATTTAGCTACTTCGGGTAATGACTTGCTCAACTTAGCGAAACCTAACCCGAGTACTTCTGAGGCTCTTGGTACGATTATCACACTGCTGGATCACACGACTGATTACACAGTGCGGTACAACATCACTGACACAGTAGCGGAGACTCATTTCGGTGGGTCTATTGAGCAAACAAACGGTTCATCTCAAACTGAGCGCTATTCTGGTTTGATCGTACTTGGCTCTGCTGTAGCGGGGACTGAACTACAGATCATTCAGGATGCTGCAGTTTATACTTCCTTTTGGGGTACAGGTCTGAACCAGACAGACAGCAACACCTTGAATCGTGTCTTGGTTAAGACAATCGTAGCTGGTGCAGATGTTGACCAGCAGATTGTTGTTGTTAAAGCCTCTGAGTTTAATGATTCCTATGCCGTATGGGAAACCACACTAGGCTTGGGCGAGAAGGTAGCGGCAATTTCGACGGCTGATGACCCGAACAATAACACCGCTATTGGAACAGTACAGGCTTATACGGGCTTTGCAGGAGTCGGGGCAACAGTGGAGGGCTACGATCTCATTGACGTTGATGGCAATGGAGCCGATCCGTTTATCGGAACCTTGTCTTACAGTGGGTTGACTGGCAACCAGACTAAGGACGCATTGTACGAAGTCATTAAAGCGTATCTTGTTCGGGGTACGAGTGACACCCTCTGGGGAATTGACGGTGATCTATATACCGCAAGGCTTTTCCAGCTAACGCTAACGCCGGGTGCTGGCTCACAACTTTACGTCCAGAATGAAATCGTAACTTGGGCGGGTGGTGGCGAAGGCGTGATGATGGCCGCTGACGATCTTGATGAAGATAATATCACTCGCATGGTGATCCATCTGAACAAGGGTGTCGCACCAGTTAATACCGATACGGTTACAGGTACTACGAACGGAGCCGACAACGTAGTAACGGCAACTGAAAAGCTGGCGACTGCTGCGAACTATATCGGTGTGTACACGGGTTCCAACTGGATCGCACCGAAGGGTACTGGCTTCGAGGCAACAGAGTTAATCTTCGGTGATTCGGTTACGGCTCTTGACGGTCAGACTCCAAGCGTACCGCAGAATGTTACGCTCAGTCTCACGGTCAACTGTGATGTGTCGGATGATCCGTACTGCTTCCTTGCCGAGAAAGATACTGGCCTCGAAGCTCCAGACTACAACACCTACGATGGTACAGCTCAGGGTGTAAGTGTCAGTGTCATAATTGTGGATGCTGCAATTCAAGCTGATGAGCCGCAGACTGGTTACGTCGGAGTACTGCATACGGGTCGAACGTACTTCACGTTCTATGAGTACTCATCGTGGACAGCTTCTACGTTTACCCTTGTCGGTACGACTGATGCAATTGCCATTACTGCCGGCGACAATATGTTCATCGCCTACTTCTACGAGCCGCTAGATGGCACGGGCGCAGTCCAAACTTTGTCACGGAGCTTTGTGTTTGATGCTGGCACACGGGACTTTGTTGGTTGGGTAAGGCATGGTGATCCGACGATACCGGACAAACCTGTTGCCATTGCTTACAACGCAGTGGGTTCTAACTCTCAGTCTTTGATAGTGACGCTTGATAATGAGAGCTAGGGAATGTCGTACACACCAAACTGGACTACAAAGGTATTTACGATTCCCGTAGGGGATTTGACCTTTGTCTCTGGTGTTAACTATACGCTTGATGCGGATGATTTCTGGATTGAAATTCGCCGCTTAGAAGCCTCGGCTGCAAACAATGGAGGTTTGTATGCCGAACAAGCACTTGAGTTTGTTAACACTCAAGTACTGTCTGGTCTATCGTACTCGGCAATCGTAAAGCTGATCAATGGTTACACTTGGGAAGTTGATAGCAGTAATATTATTGTTTCGTTGTTAGGTAAAAACAACAACTTTCTGGATACATTCATTGCAGCAAACGGTATAAGCATATTGGCAAACAACTCCGGTGGCAAAATAGAAACTGGTTCAGGGCTGTCTGCTGAGCAATCTAACCAGATTGAAAATATTCATGGTCAAGTGGAGCGTGAGATCTGGATCGACACGTCCGCACTTACGAACGGCGACGGCTACCAGCAAACGCCTTACAACAACTGGACCGATGCTGTTGATGACGCTGAGACAAATGGACTTTTGTCGTTAGTGTTACTGGCCGATGCAACAGTCGATCGACAAATAAAGAGTTTCAACATACGTGGTGTTGGCAATCCAACAATCGATGTTGCAGGTGAAATTCTTGAAAAGTGCGAACTGCACGATGTATCGGTTGATGGTGCTATTGGAGGTTCGTTTGATAACCACTATCACCATTGCCACATCCTTAATGGTACATCAGGATTGGCTGGTGAGCTTATTGGTTGTGGGTTTTCTGGCTCAACTACATTGCGAGCTGCAGCAATTACAAAATTGAATGACTGTTATTCACTTGTTGCGGGGCTTGGCAGGCCAACAATAGATGTAGGGGGCGGCGGTTGCGCAGTAAGCATCAGCGGTTGGAAAGAAGGGTTAATACTCGCTGGTACCGATAACGTTGCCGATGAAGTGACTGTCTCAATGGCTATGGGGCGGCTCCAGTTAGACGCTACGAACACTGATGGTGTTATCTCAGTTCGTGGTAGCTGTAACTTCGAAGACCTGTCTGCTGGCAGTACAGTCAACACTGACGCTTTAATCACTAATCAGGTGTGGGATACGGACGTTGATTCTTGGAAGGCGACTGCTGTTGGTAGCTGGATAACCAAGAAACTCTTAACAGTGACAAAATTCTTGTCGCTTAAGTGATTACACTGCCCGCTTGGGGCCGATCCTTATCGTATGCTCAAAGCCTTCTAAGAGCTCAAGGATTTTCAACATGGCCTTACGTGAGTCACTCACGAAATGATCGCCACCTGTCAGCCCCGGAGCAATACATCCTACGACATCGTCAACGGTGTTGCCGGGATGGATGAGTATTAAATATCGTCCCTGAGCATGAGGTCTATCACTCTCCTGTTCAAAAACTCCGTGTTCTTCATTCGATAGGATAAGAGCTTTCTTACCGGAAGGACGAGTGTAAGCACGCAAGCGATACTCAGCATCTGGTATACAAGATTCAAACGGCGTGCCACCCGGTCCATCAGGAAAGGTGATCCAAGGCCGCTCGATAGTCTGAAACGAGTTAGTCCCAATTTTCAAAATCCCACGTGTGCAATCGGTAAGGTACGCGAAGCGGTTGAGTTCAATAAGCATATTACGTCCATGCGTTAGAAGACAATGCCTCACGAGGAGCGCGGGATCGTTGCATCCTCCGCATTACTTTACCCATGAGGTTTTGAGCTGTTCCAAGACAGCCATATTGAAGCGCGTCAGCAAGGTCGGCCCACGGCCTGATCTTATGAGGCTTATCTTCAAGTTCTCCATCTTTGCGAGCACGATAGCGGTATTTGCTTTTGAGCGCAATAATGAGCTCAGGGCATCCGACTGGGTCAAACAATATAGCTGCCTTTCCTTCGCGCTGCATAAGAAGCCATTTCTCAACAGCGTCGAGGCGAGGCTTGATATGATTCGTTTGCGCAGGTACAGCTTCAAAACCCATCCCCCTTATCATTGAGAAGACTGAACGTTCTCCGATCTGACTTCGCTGTAGGCCCGAAGGGTCGCCAACGATGTACATCGGCTTACCCTGAAAACGCGGGGAAAACATGACTGGCATAAGCCGATCGCGAACAAATTTTTCGACGCCCATGTTTTCTTCGTAGACTTCTTGCAAAACGAGCAGACGCCCTGTGTGATCGATCTGCATGACAAGCGCTGCAGGAGCCCTCGCGAAATCCATTCCAACAATGAGTGCATGGCCAGAAGATGGAGTGAGCTCAGACTTCGCAACATGAAAGTCAGCCGAAAACGTAGTTTTGAAAACGGCTTGGCCCTGCAGAGATTCACCCCATTGCCCAAATACAAATCGCTCGGACCACTCTGAGGAAGCGCCATCTAAAAGCGTCCAGTAGTATCCGAAACCGTCTGGGAGATTGTTGATATTTTCCGCAAGAGGGTTTTCACTGATATTTCCGTCGAGGTCTCTAAGCAGGGGACTGGGTTGCTCAAAGTATCCATATGTTTCAGGGAGCTCAAGCTTGAGGATCTGGAAATATGGACTGTCTTCTGTGCCCGGGTTTGAATCTGCGAAAACTCCATACCATGTTGGTTTACCACGGAGCTGTGATGGGTATCTTCCGCACCTTCCAAGAGCGCCAGAGATGAAGACAGGGTCCACTTCGACAAACTCGTTAAAGTACGCCCCTGTAAGCTGTGACGATAGTAGTCGTTTTTGATCGTCGGGGGTATCCAGAGGGATGAGTAATATCTCACAGTGTATGTCTCCCTTTCTTATGTAGACCGTGGATTCTGAGACACGGTAATCAATGATCGGACCAAAAATCTGCTGAATATCCTTAAGCACAGTACTCTTGATCGCCGCAAGCGTATTCCGAATAATCGCAAAGCGTGTATAGCGTATACCATCCGAAGCCGGTTCTTGTTGGGCAGCTCGACGGAGGATTTCATAAAGGCACGTTGTTGTTTTAGACGAGCCAACTGCACCGACAAGGAAACGTACTCTCTTGTCGGAGAGCATAAAATCTTTGCACGTTGGCGTCGGAGTAAAGGCAATTTTCAAAACGATAAAAGTGCGAGCTTACCTAGTGCTTCTTCAGGCACCTCGGCATCTTCGATCACGAATCCTTTTGCTATGGCAATTAAAAAAGCACGAGTTGAATCTTTCAACGGTTCGCGTACGGGAGAGGTATACATTGTGGAGGGTTCTATGTTTCGAAAACACATGACGCCGTAAATTATTTTCGCGGTTGCCTGAATTAACTCAGACGCCTTAGGCTCGTCATTTATGTCGCCTCTCACGTCCTCAAAAATAGGTTCAGACCAAGACGCTTCCACAGGGATAGAACTATCCACGACGAACTGTGCTTTTCGTATGTCACAGGTAAAACTCAAGTTTGATGAATACGAATTTGCAACTGGGTGTAGGTGGTACTTGTACTCAAAAAATTCTTCGAGCTTACTGGTGATAGTAATAAGCGTTCTGAGCGCATTTCGACTTAGCGGAGTCTCCATGTTCTGCCCTACTTCGACAGGCATTACATTAGTATTTGGAGTTGTTAGCCATGTCGTTCCCGGCGTTAAAACCAAGTCAGTAGTGCCATTGTTTTGGATCGAAAGCGACGGTGCACTTCCGGTCAGCGTATTACCTTGGACAGCCATTATTTACCTCTGTTTGCTTTTCTACCTTTAGTCATTCCGTGTCCACGGTTCGACGCTTTACTTTGAACCTTAAGGTTGCCCTTAGTATTCGTGCCACCCTTGGATATAGGTTTTTTATGGCCAACATCCTTACCTGCCACCGCAGACTTGCCCTTGCTTTTGACAACTGTAGCTCGTGCTGCATTGCGTTGAGCTCTCTTTTTGCGTTGTTCAGGTCGAGCGCCGTACGTCTTCGTATGACGTTTAACCTGACTCGGAGTGCGATGGCCCGTCTTCGACCTAATCTCGCCATCTTCAGCCATCTCAGTACCCCTTTTTCTTCATCTTTTTCTTTCGGGCTGCCAGTATTTTCTTCCGCTGCACTTCTCCCTTTGAACCATCGATAGGTGTACCTACTCTCTTACCCTTTTTGGGTTTCTTCATTGGTTTTTTAGGCTGTTTAGGTGGTTTCATTTTGCTTTCCTCTTTGCTTCTCTACGTGCCCACATAGCGTAGCGTCCTGTTCCTTTTTTGTACGGATTCTTCTTCGCCGCCGGTTTTTTAGCAGGCTTCTTAGCTCCTGCTTGAGCTCCTGACACGGCGGCGTTAATCACACTTGCCCGCGTGCTGAGAGCCCGTTTAACTTTCTTAATCGGGTTATCTTTCTTAATCGGTTTATCTTGTTTAGCCATGTTCTAAGACCTCGTTTGCTGCTGCATCGATTATAACCGGGGGAGTGCTTTCTCCAAGGTTTATTTGCACGGTAAACCTAGTGCCGCTTTCGCCGCGTGCCCTTTCAGGAGTGTCGACCTCAGCGACGCGAGCGAGCTGTTTGAAGGCATCCAGTTTTGCGGGAATGGCATTGTCAGGGGCATGTATGATGGAGAAAAGGGATAGCAGAGAGTCTTCCACGAGAATTTGTGATTTAAGCCTAATTCGTTCCTTGATACTAAGGTCAGACGACCAGATGTGTTTGGCTTGTTTAACCATAGCCCGAAACATCGGGTCCTTGAGCTTGTGAGCAAGCTCAGATCTTGTGGTGCTATATGCAACGAGAATCTCGTTGATTGGGCGAAGCTGAACCGCAATCTCAATAGCCAATCTACTATCTGTATCAGATACCGCATTAAACTCACTGACTGTTGCTGGTAGTGTCATTATTTACAGCCCCTGCCTCCACCAAAGCAATGTCTTTCTCCTCCCGCAACGCCGAAATCAAAAACCCGCGCATAGCTTCGCGCACAAGTGCCGAGTAGGACGTACCCCGCCGTCTGGCAAGGAACTGCAGTCCTTTCTGCACTTTCGGATCGATAAACAGGTTGGACTTTACCATCCCTGATCTTGGTTTAGCCATTATTATCCTCTTTTAGTGCCAAGCACCGAAGCCATTGCTCCGGATCATTTTCAAAAACATCACGCAGCAGAGTTTTGTCCCCTGCGATAACGTACTCACCCGGTCCCGTCTTGATAATGGAACACGTGGTCCCAACCATCGGCGGCGGATTGATTGCGTACGACCCCATGTCACTTCCTCCACCACCACGTCGGGTGTCGATCCATTCGGACTTTAGCGGTTTTGCAGAATTCGTCTCGCACGCTAACGTCATACCCGTGTTTGTGAGCAAACTGGTTAACAGCGGAAAAAGTTTTGGGCCAGAATTTCCGGTCATAGTCGTCCCCGGAAAAGATTCCTCCATCTTGTAGCTTCGGCCACGCTGCTTCCAAGACGGAACCCCCATCTTGTCCAGTATGCGCATAGCAATCTATATAAATGAACCCAAGGCTCTGGTCCGGTATCGTCTTCAACCAATCCTGTGCTGTCATACGCCATATAGATACCTCCGGATAAACTGAGAGCCGTTTATTAACCACTGTATATTGATGTTCTGAATGCGCAATATCATCCCATTTGTCTACACAATGAAAATGTGAGAAATGATTGAGCTCGATAAAACGACGAGAGAGCTGACCAGTATCAACGCCAAGCTCTGCGCCAACGGACCCGGCTGCAGCAAGTAGTGCAACTTCCTCACGACCATTCGCTGGCCAATGCCATTTATCGTCAAGGCGAGATTCCTCACGATCCGTCTTGTTCTGGTAATTTCGTCTCTGCGGCATCATCGATCCATTTCTTAACAAAGGCCCGAATATCGGGAATTTTTAATGCGGGCATCAAATGTGTTTTATGGTCGGCTAATTCAGCGGTGGTGCGCAAAACACAGTCCCAATAAAGCGACATATCGGCGTGCGCGTACATGAAGAACTCCTCCATATCGAAAAACGCGCCAACCTGAAAATCTTCAGTTGTACCGGCGTCACGGTGACGCCACCAGAGCTCATCGTCTTTATTTAGCAGTGCAAAAGCTTCCACACTCGATGGACCTTGCAGATACCCAAGAATCTGCGATCCTGTCAAGTTCGTGAGGAAAGGGCCATAAATATCGCCGTCTTTCCCGGGAATGGCTTTTCGGAACATGTCGTTTTTCTGCACGTCGCCTTTTTTGACCTTATCCAAGTCTATATCGATTTTGTCGGGTTCAACAACCTTCTGATTGACCCATGCCTCCATTTTCAGAATTTTTGGGTCCAGCCAATTCCAGAAGAAGTCAAACACGGCGGTCTTCGTAACGCGATTTCCAGCCACTACGAGTAGCCGCTCGATCGTCGAGAAACTTGGCACGGTGAACATCAGCTTTATACGCGGCCTCTCTCAGCAACGTCGTACCACGACTACGCTGTGGCTGCCAGTCGTCATCTGCCCACGTAAATATATTATCCGTGTTTTCCATGCGCCTATCATACGCCCTTATTTCGTTTGCTGGCAAGCGGAGAAAGAACGATCCGCTGTCTTTTTGCATTCTGTCCGGTAACGGTAAAGTTCTTCTTCGAGGAGCTTTTGGTCATGCCTGATAGTCTCAAGCTCCTGCCGATACTGTTTGGAGGTGTCATCAGTAGCCCCTTGAAATTCCCGCACGAGTCGAAAACATTCATCTGCACCGACTGGGTTCTCACCGCGATCCAACTCCCCCTTCTTATTACGGCGACCATTAACAACAGTAGAATTCTGACACAGGATGTAAAGACCCATTTCCGGCACCCCCAAATCCTTAAACGATCGGGCCGTTTCCCGTAGTGTACATTCCACATCTTCTATCGATCCGCCACCGGAAAGAGCACCGCCCGGAAATGACAGCCCACCAGAGCGAGCGATACGGCAAGGACTCGTCGGATAACTATTTGGCGTGCCCGGGGATACAACATTCCGAATCTTAAGGTCGCTGGGACTGTTGAACTCTGTAACCTGCGTATTGCCGTTATTGTTCGAGTTGCTTGACGAATTTCCACTGTTATGAATTTCCTGCTGCTGATCCTGAGTTTGGTACTGGTCCTGCTTGTTGGTTTGATACTGC